AGGAGGAGCACATTACAAAAAGTATAAGATACAGCCCTCTTTATTTATCAATAAGAATAAGATACTGTTTGCTGAAGGCAATGCAATTAAATATATTTGCAGACACCAGGATAAAGGAAAGAAACAGGATTTGTTAAAAGCAATCCATTATATAGAAATGATTATAGAAAGGGATTATGAAAGTACCTCTATTTGAAGCACAAAAGGAATGGGTAGAACCAGAAGAGTTTCCAGATCTAAGATCTTATGATGAGATTGCAGTAGACTTAGAAACAAGAGATCCTGATTTAAAAAAGAAAGGATCTGGTTCTGTTATAGGTAACGGAGAAGTAATTGGTATAGCTGTAGCTGTGCCAGGAAGATCTTTTTATTTTCCAATAGCACATGGATCTGGTCCTAATATGGATCGTAAGAAAGTTTTAGAATGGTTTAAAGACACTATGGCATCTCCATCATTAAAGATATTTCATAATGCAATGTATGACGTTTGTTGGATTAGACAAATGGGTATTAAGATTAATGGTTTGATCGTAGATACTATGATTGCAGCGTCATTAGTTGATGAAAATAGATTTCAATATAGTTTGAATATGTTGTCTTGGGATTATCTTGGATATGGTAAAAGTGAAGCAGCTTTAAATGAAGCAGCAAAATCAAGAGGATTAGACCCTAAAGAAGATATGTGGCAATTACCAGCTATGGAAGTTGGAGCATATGCTGAAAAGGATGCTGAGCTTACTTTAGAACTATGGCAAATATTTAAAAAAGAAATAGTTCATCAAGATATAGAATCAGTATTTAGTTTAGAAACTGATTTGTTCCCATGTTTAGTTGATATGAGGTTTAAAGGTGTAAGAGTTGATATAGAGCGCGCACACAAGTTGAAACAACAACTAACAGCACAAGAGAATGAATTGTTATTAAAAGTAAAACAAGAAACAGGGATAGAGCCCCAGATTTGGGCTGCAAGGTCCATTGCAAAAGTTTTTGATAAGCTTGGCCTATCTTATGATACAACTGAAAAATCATCTGCACCTTCCTTTACTAAAAATTTTTTACAGGAACATTCTAACCCTATAGTTCAAATGATTGCAAAAGCAAGAGAAATAAATAAAGCACATACAACTTTTATTGATACAATCATTCGTTATGAACACAAAGGAAGAATTCACGCTGAGATTAATCAGATCAGATCTGATCAAGGTGGAACTGTTACAGGACGATTTAGTTATAATAATCCAAACTTACAGCAACTTCCAGCAAGGAACAAGGACCTAGGACCTCTTATTAGATCTTTATTCTTACCTGAAGAAGGTCATACATGGGGTTGTTTTGACTACTCACAACAAGAACCAAGACTAGTTGTACATTATGCATCATTGCATCAATTCCCTTCAGTATATCCTGTAATAGATTCATATAAGAATAATCCTAATACAGACTTTCACCAGATCGTTGCTGATATGGCGAACATTCCAAGATCACAAGCTAAGACAATTAACCTTGGCTTATTTTATGGAATGGGTAAAGCAAAACTACAGGCTGAACTTGGTGTATCTAAAGAAAAAGCTGCAGAACTTTTTGATCAGTATCATGCCAAAGTTCCATTTGTTAAACAGTTAATGAACTCTGCATCTAATAGAGCTCAAGAACGTGGTCAAATAAGAACGTTACTTGGTAGATTATGTAGATTCCATTTATGGGAACCAAATAGTTTCGGTATGCATAAAGCATTGCCTCATGAAGAAGCACTACAGGAACACGGACCAGGGATTAAAAGAGCTTACACATACAAAGCTTTAAATAAATTAATACAAGGTTCTGCCGCTGATATGACTAAAAAATCTATGTTGGAATTATATAAGCAAGGTATAGTTGCTCATATTCAAATTCATGATGAATTAGATATATCAGTTGAATCTCCAGAACATGCTAAAAAGATTGTAGATATAATGGAAAGTGCAATTGATTTAGATATCCCCAATAAAGTTGATTACGAATCTGGTGAAAACTGGGGCGATATATATGATTGATTATGTCTTATCTTAATGCTAACATTCCGCCGATTTATTGTAACGTAAGAAGGGAATATTTATATGACTTTAAACAACATCACGGAGAAACTCAAAGTTGTGTGGTCTTTGGTATTGCGAGTATATCTGGCCGCGCAATATTATTTCATTGTATACTTGAATCAGGTGCAATCTATTACAGATTACCTATCAGCGCTTTTATTCAAAAAGGTTTTGATCGCAGAGACGTACCAGATCAAGATCTCAAAGATCTTGAACTATGGAATTCATTTAGTTATTTTCCTAGCGTTATCTGCTTTGATTTTTTAAAAGGACAATCTTGTAAATATTTTAGTAATGGTAAAACACATAATGCAGAATATTTATTTACTATTGACTGGGCGCATCCAGATGCTAATATCCTTAATACTGAACATTCCGAAATGGTTTCAGAACATAAATGTGCTCATGTTCTCAAACTTACTAACGGTAATTTCGCTGCTCAGCCTAACAATCGCATTCTTTGGAATGTGCCTAATTTCACTAATTATTCAGGTGTACCAGACTATAAAGTACAAAGTACTGAATGGAATGTTGAAAATAAAAATTGGGTAACGGAAGATTCAGATAAAATGTTTTACAATGTAGAGGATAAAAATGAGTAGTGAATTTAAATTAAGTGATCAAACAAGTGTAGCTTTACCTATTAAAAATATAGTGGCTATTATATCCGCTATTGTTGTAGCGGTATGGACATATTTTGGAATTGTTGAAAGATTAAATAGATTAGAGACTAATGAAAAATTAATGGCTCAAGATCTTTTAAAAAAAGCAGAACAAACTCCTAAGAATCAAGAGATGTATATGTTAATTGAATATCAAGCCAAAGCTTTAGACAAACATTCAAAACAATTAGAAGAAAACGTTCATACTAAAGTATTAATAGCTCAATTAGAAAAGAAAGTAGAAAAATTAGAAAAAGAATTAGATACCGTAAGAGGTAAATAATGGTTGAAGCTGTATTTGCATTACTAATGTTTCTTAATGGAAAATTAGAAAACTATTCACCTAAGGCTACTATTGCAGATTGCTTAGAACAAAAACGTAAGGTTGAAAGAGATGGAAATCCAAATTCAACTCAATGGCAGTGTAAAGAAGTTAAAGCTATTGTAGAAGTAGATAAACATGGTGTTAAGCGTATCAAAGAAATCAAACAAGATTAATTGTATCAACAATACGACAGCTGGATGCTGTTTATTAAATCACTGTAAATGCTATGACAACAAAGATTTTAACAATCTGGAAGTATTTAATAATAGCTATACTAGCTTTCTTATTAGGTACATTCTTTCCGAATCCAATATCAAAGAAGAAGACTGAGAACGCCATTATCGCCTGGGCTAAGAGCCTAGGGTTTGGTCCTCCAAGGTTTGAATATCATAATAATCAAGAATTTGTTACTTCTCTTAAAAAATGCATAGCCTACCTTAATTTTGAAACACCAACTAGAAATCAAATAAACACAGAACTAATAGTAGCCCAAGCCATTGTTGAATCTAACTATGGAACATCTAGATTTGCAAGAGAGGGTAATAACTTATTTGGTATAAGAGTGTGGTCGAAAGAAGGTATGTTACCACATAAACAGCCAGATCATATAGAATGGAGAGTTAGAGTCTTTAAAAGTAAGTGCGATTCTGTTAAGTATTACATAGAAATTCTAAATACAAAAAAAGTGTATGCAGAGTTTAGAAGAGTTAGAGAGATAACATTAAATAGAAACCCTATTGCGATGGCTAAAACTTTAGATAACTTTTCTACAAACAAAGAATATGAAAAACACGTTATAGAGGTTATAAATAAATTAAGAAATGAAGCTAAGTGAAAATTTTACATTAGATGAATTAACAAAATCACAGGAAGCCATTCGTTTAGGAATAACCAATGAGCCTGATGATGAACATGTAATTAATTTAATATTACTTTGTAAAAATATATTACAACCAATTAGAAATCATTTTGGTAAAGTTGTGTCTGTGTCTTCAGGCTACAGATCAGCAGCGCTTTGTGAAGCCATTGGGTCCTCATCTAAGAGTCAACACACCAAGGGCCAAGCAGCAGACTTTGAGATATTTGGAATACATAATAAAGAATTAAGTGATTGGATTGTTCAAAATCTTGATTACGATCAATGTATATTAGAGTTTTGGAATCCTAATGACCCTAACTCAGGGTGGGTTCATTGTAGTTATAATGATGCAGGAAACAGAAAACAATATCTAAGAGCTAGTAAAGAGAATGGTAAGATAGTATACTCTCCAATGTAATGAAATTTAACGATCTTAACTTATCCACATTAATAGTTCATGGAGTTTGTCCTTATTGTAAAGAAGTGACACCTCTTGTTTCAA